GGGTTTTCCGCCGTCCGGAACATTGGTCGAACCCAGGTACCCGGGGCCGGTGGTGGCGGTGGTGGATCAACGCCAACGATGGCAAGCGTTGCCGCGCCCGTTGCGCCACAATCAACCGCGACATCATTAAGCGCATCAACGATTCAAAACATTGGAAACGCCGCCGCCGGTGGGGTTAATCGCGCGTATGTGTTGGATTCGGATATTAGGAATTCCGATGAACGCAATGTACGTTTGCAACGCGCTGCCCGTTTAGGATAAAACAATAAAAATAATATAAATGAAAAAATTACCCGTTTACGAAATGATGATTTCCGAAGATATGGATTCGGATTTAATGGTCGATTTCATCGCCCTTGTTGATCGCCCGGCGATTAAAAAAGATTTTGTGAAATTCAACGATCAGTTCATTGAACCAAACAAAGGGGAACGCAAAGATGATTTCATTCCGCGTTGCATTTCCTATGTTGTTAGCGAAGGCAAGGAAGCCGGACAAGCCGCCGCGATTTGTTATTCGATGTGGGATCAGCATTTCGCGGAAGCCGAATCATGGAATGATTATCCGGATGCCGCCGTTGAAAATGCGAAAACGGCGTTAAGGTGGGTTGAGCAAAACGGATGGGGTGATTGCGGCGAGGCCACCGGGAAAATAAGAGCCAACCAAATCGCGAACCGCGAAAAGTTGACGCGCGAAACGATCGCCAGGATGTCGGCATTTCAAAGGCACAAACAGAATAGCGATCGCCCATTGGGTGATGGTTGTGGCCGTTTGATGTGGTTGTGTTGGGGCGGTGATGAAGGTATCGCATGGGCGGAACGAAAGTTGAAACAAATTGATCGCGGATCATTCGCCATACAAGATGAAGAAAAGCGCATCATATCCGGGCCGTTGATGATTGCGAATCAAAGAATATTTAGAACCGATCCGGAATTGGGGGATTATGAAGTTTTCTTTTCACCGGAAACAATTAAGAAAATCGCGATCAAGTTGGCGAAAATGGGATTTCATAACAACGTTAATTTGATGCATAACGCCGATATGAAGGTTCCCGGGGTTACGTTGTTCGAAATATTCCAATCCGATAAAGCGCGCGGAATCCGTCCGATGAAAGGGTTTGAAGATTTGGCCGATGGATCATTGTTCGGCTCCATGTACGTTGAAAATGATGTTGCATGGCAGATGGTAAAGGACGGAATGATCAAAGGATTCAGCGTTGAGGGGAATTTTGGAATGAGGAAAAAAGATGAATACAATGAACAATTTGAAAAAATAGTTGAAATTTTAAATTCAACAACCTTTTAAATTTTGCCACAAACAAAAAAGAATTATCACATGACACCGAAAGAAGCAGTAGAAAAAATAAAGTCTATGATTTTTGGCGATGAAGAAAAGCAAATGGCGACACCCGCCCCGGCTGAACCGCAAAAGTTCATGGAATACAAATTGAAATCCGGCGCGGTTGTTTCAATCGACAAATTGGAAGTTGGCGGATCGGTTACATTGAACGGCGAACCGGCACCGGATGGCGAACATGAGTTCGAAGATGGCGCAAAGATTGTAACCGCCGGCGGATTGATTACCGAAGTAAAGCAACCCGAAGTTGCGCCCGTTGTTGAGGTTGAAGTAGATGCAATGAAAAAACTTCCTGGCATGTTTAGCGATATGCAACAAGGTTTTGCGGCCGCAAAAACCGACATCATCGAATTGAAGCAAACCATTGCCGAACAAAAAAACACCATTGAAAAACAATCCGAAACATTGAAACAAATGTTTCACCTGGTGGAAACCATCGCGAATACATCCGTTCAACAACCCACCGAAAAGGTAAAAGCGTTTGATGAAATGTCAGCATTGGAAAAATTCCGCGCCTCAAAAAACTTTTAATCAATGGCATTAAAAATAAAGGATGGGGTTGAAATTTGGGCATACGGCCCGGCATCAAACCCGTTTACATCGGATTCGAAATTAAGCCAGGAACAATTGGAGCATTTGCAAAAAAGGTTCCCGGATCAAATCGAGGAAACAGAACAACAAGAAAAGAAAATTTCAAAATCTAAAACAAAATAAAATGGCAATTTCAGCAAGTATCGTTGATATACGCGGTAAGGCATACGAGCCGGTATTAGAGGAACTATTATTCGAGAACAAAACCATTGCAGATAATTTGGTTTCGTTCGAAAGCGATGTTAAAAACGAAAGTATTTTCACCGAAAATACCAACGCGGTAACATTGCAAGCGTTTGCATCCGGCGCACCAACAAGCCAGGGTACAATCACCTTGAATGATACATCGGTAACACCGACCAAAGTAATGTATTATCAAGAGTTCGACCCGAACACCCTTCGCCCTTCAAGGTTCAAAAGATCAATGAAGCCGGGCGCATGGGAAATGATGTCGACCGAATTCGAGCGCGTTGTATTGGCCGCATACGGAAAAGAAATTTCAACCGATGCTGAAACAAAGTGGTGGAGTGGTATCACATCCGCAACCAAAACCGCAATTGCAGCATTATCACCAGGTACCGCACAAAACCAGGTCGGAGCCGCCGAGCAAACATGGGCAGCCGCGCAAACCGCCACACAATTTGATGGCGTTGTTGCAAAGATGATCTACAACAACGGCGCATTGGGAACCAGGGTTAAAGTTGCCGGAACCACAATTGACGCCGGTGATGTTGCCGCCGAATATGCTAAAGTTTACGCCGCAATCCCGGCGGTTGTTTTGGCACAAAGCGAAAAGCCTTATTTGTATGCTCCATATAGCCACAAACAATTCATCAACATTTTCAACGTAAGTGCAACTTACCGCGATTTGTTCAGCGTTGATATCAAAGCCGATAAGTATTTTTACAATGGCGTTGAAATCAAATTTGTTCCCGTTCCGGAAAATTGTATCGTTGCCGCGTTGCCATCAAACTTGATTTGGTGTACTGACCTGGTGGCCGATCTTAACAGGATGGAAATCAACAAGATTGCAAACAATCGTGAAGATATGTTCGTAAAACACATTTTCACCATCGCCGCACACGTTGCAAGGCAAGCAACAAACGTTCTGTATCTTGGTTAATTGATTCAATAAGGGCCGGACATATTATCCGGCCCTAATTTAAAATACTACAAATATGCCCTGCGTACTTACCCAAGGATATAACCTTGATTGCCGTTTCAATTTTGGGGGCATCAAGGAAATTTATGTGATTGAATACGAAAACGTTACTGCGATTACCGAATCGGCCGGCGTTATTTCAGCGATTACAAAAGCAGCAACAAAGACATTTAAGAAATATAATTTGATCGCACACACCGCGGAGGCCGATGAAGCCTACGCAGGAAATCGCGAAATGGGAACGTTGTCCAATAAACAAACGATTAAATTCCCGATCAACAAAATGACAACCGCCGTTCGCAATGAATTGATATTGTTGGCGCAAAACCGACTGATATTTGTTTTTGTTGATGAAAACGGAACCGGTTGGATGTATGGTCGCGATTATGGTTTAATGTTGGATACATCGGCAAACAAAACCGGCAAACTTTTGGCCGATCGTAATGGTTACGAATTAGCATTCAGTGGCGATGAAAAGAATTTGGCATACGAAGTAAATTCAACCGCCCTGGGTACTTTGACAACCTAATTTCATGTTGTGGGTTGATACACATGATTCCATGAGGGGCCGCCGTTAATTTGGCGGCCTTTTTTATTTCAACAAACGTTCATTTTTTGCCACATGATATCATGATCGTTTACACCATAGGGCAACAATCGGACACAATCGTAACGTTGAACGAATCAACAACGATTTCCAATCCGTATTATTTGTTTGTGTTTACGAACGTATCAACGAAAGTTGAATATAAGATCATTGTAAATTCCGCGTCCGACACATCAAGTTATCCGGAACGCGTCAACATATACACGTTTAATACAATTACTTTATTTGCAACCGCCCAGGCCGGGCAATATTCCTATGAGGTTTATGAGCAATCGAGTTCAACAAATTTGAATCCATCCGGGTTGAATTTGGTTGAATGTGGCAAGATGCTATTGAATCCGGCGGCAAACTTAATACAACAAGGCTATGAACCCGAAACGATATACAAAGGCTATGCCGGTTAAAAATACAAATGATGAAATGATCGAGGTCGGCGCAATGGAATTCGCCGATTCACGCATTCCATTAATGGAAAAAAAGCGTGGCGTTGAATTCGTGCCGTTTGGTGATCGGAACGATTATCCAACATATTTGTTGTGGCTATACAACAAATCGGCAAAACACAACGCCATCATCAATGGTAAATGTGTTTACATCATGGGAAACGGGTTGATGACCGAATCCGAACCCGGAAAAGTGTTTTTGCAAAAGGCCAATGAAAAACAATCATGGGATCAGTTGATGAAATTGGCATGTTTGGACATTGAGAATTTTGGAGGGGTTTATTTGCAAGTGATTCCAAAACTTGCCGGGGGGTTCAATGTTTATCACATGTCATACGATCGCATCCGGGCGAATGAGGATAACACATGTTTTTACTATCGTAAAAAATGGAACAATACATGGGAACAACCCGAAGCGGAATATCCGGCATTCAATCCATCGAACAATAAAACATCAATATTTTATTTTAAAGAATATCGTTGCGGAAAAAACCCATACGCGTTGCCGTCATGGGTTGCCGCGTGCAATTGGGTTGAATCGGATATTGAGGTTTCAAGGCACACGTTGACAAATGCAAAAACCGGATTCAGCGCGTCAAAGTTCATTAATTTTTACAACGGTGAACCGGATGAAGATAAGAAACGCAAAATTACCGCGCGTTTAGAAAACGCCGCCACCGGGGCCGAGGGTAAAAAGGTTTTGATTGGATTCAACAACGATCCGTCAAAGCGTCCGACAATTGATGATTTGGGCGCATCGGATTTAACAAAGGAAGATTTTGGCGCGGTTGATAATCTAATCACGAATAATATTTTCAGTGGCCACAATATTACACATCCTTTGCTTTTTGGAATTCAGCAGGAAGGGAAGTTGGGAAATTCAAGCGAATTGAAAACGGCCTATGAAATTTTCAAAAATACCTATGTAACGCACAAACAAAAACAAATTGAGGAAATCACCGGGTATTTTTCAAGCGTTGCCGGTGTTGATGCCGAATATAAATTAAAGGATGTTGAACCGGTAGGCATGGAACTTGATCCGGTGCAATTTAAGGAACTATTACCGAAGGAATGGATATTGGAGAAGTTCGGAATTGATCCGGCAAAATACGGCATCCCAACGGCCGTTAATAACGTGATGCCGGAACAAATGGGAAATGAGGCATTGATTAAATTGTCCGGGCGCCAACAACAAAACCTTTTACGGATCGTGAGATTGTTCAGCCAGGGTAAACTAACAAAGGGCCAGGCATCGATTCAATTGTCCGCGTATGGGTTTACCGATGATCAAATCAATCAATATTTGGGATTGGATGAAAACCCAATGATGGCGGATCAACAATTCATGGATGATTCCGATGAATTCATCGCGGATATGTTTGCGGAATATGGCGAGGATAGGGAAAATTTCAGCATATTAAAAAGCGAAGTTTACACCGGGGATGATGATGATTTCAAAATGTCATTCGCCGCGGTTTCGGAATTCACCGAAAGGGAGGCCAAAATCATGGAGTTGTTAAAGAAACAACCGGATTTATCGAATGTGCAAATCGCCGAGGCATTGAAATATGATACAAACGTTGTTGATGATATCGTTGAAAACCTGGTGAAACGTGAAATAATCAAAGCCGAAATTGCCGGCGGAATTCCCGTTCGTAAAATATTGGAAAGGTTGCCGGCGAAAACATTACCGGAAATTAAAGTGATGTACACCTATGAAAAACGCGATGGCGTTTCCGGCCCGGAGTTACTTAAAACATCCCGTCCGTTTTGCGTGAAAATGGTTGGATTGAGCAAATCAAGAATGTTCAGCCGA